CTTGCTAATCGTTTTTGACTACTTGAACGACCGCTTGTAAGAGGAGCTCCTCTTTTATTCAATTGATTCCACATTTATATACTAAAATATAAAAATGTGGTCGTATTATACGATATATTTTTTTATTAAATAGTCAAATAGTATTTGCTTTACATCGCCCAGTTTATTACACAATGATACATCATTCGATTGTTTGCTCATATAATTTGTATTTCTATATTCAGGCAAAAAGGAACGTTCTAATATGTATTTATGCTCATATTTTGCAATAAAAGATAACCATAAATCATCCTTGTCATAAATACTTGTTGGCAAATCAGTTGGTATATTCCAAAAAGAAGAATCATCATGAAAAATCGTCGTGTCAATTAAACACCCCCCTGGTCCTATATAGTCTACATGTTTAATATGTTTTTTGGTGGACATTTGCGATTCAACCATTCCTATAACTGCTCCATCCCAATAATCATGATTATCCATCCATTTTTTACAATACCAACCGGTATATATCTTCGGTTTCCGTAGATTCCACATCTTTTCAATCCATAATGGATGAAATATTTGGTCGTCATCTATTATTATAACATAATCGGATTTGTATTTTTTTAATAACTGTTCTTTAATATAGAAATATCTTTGAAAACAAGAATATTCATTTTTATAATGTGAAACGCTAACCTTAATGTGTGTGTATATTTTTTTCAAAGCATTTACTATTTTTTCTAATTTTTCTCTTTCGTTATAATTATTATTTACTAGGTGCAAGTGTATATTTTTACTAAGCGTTTGATTATTTAACATATTAAATTGTAGTTTCAAGTTTTGAAATCGTTTCCAACAGCACATGACTATATGAATATCCTCACTCAAAATTTTATGTTTTTTGGGAGGTATACTTCCTAAATGTCTTTTGTATAAATTTTGCGTGTACGCACTATATTTTTTTGAATTTCGCAGTTTTGATGCTTGGCTTTGGTGTTTAAAGTTAAATGAATACGACCTTCTACTCTTTTGGAACATATATATATATTTAAATTAAATATATATATCAATTCTAATACGCAAATTCTTCACCATTTTTTACTATTTCTCCACTGTACCAAAACCCAGGAACATTTGTTGTACTCTCCTCTAATTGCAAACCTCTATAATTGTCTTTATATTGATTATAAATAGTCAAGCAGTGTTTTTGCCTATTTTTAATTTCAACAGGCGTAATAGATCTTAATATTTCGTCAATCCTATGAATATCGGATTCTTTTACTCTTAAAATACCGGAACTCCATAATTTATTATTTGGCAAATCTAATGTATCCGCTAAGAGTACTGGAATTGAACCAGCGCCCAATGCTTCCCAAAATCTTATAGAGTTAGGCCCTGATCCAGATGGACATAGGGTGAATTTAGATTTCAAAAGAAGTTCATTATAAACACGGGTCTTATCCTTATGTTCATTGCTTTCATTTAGTTCGCCACGGTCGTTTTGCTTATCATTATAAACTACGCAATTAAAATGCCATGTCCCGGTATTTCTAATATATACATCTTCCTTGCTTCTAGATTCCAAGTTGAATATCTTTTCGCGTATATCAGTTAAATAATCCCAAGGTTGATAACCGCCGACAAAAGAATAAAGCAAAGATCGGTCGCATTCTAAAATATCAGTTTCCAAAATTAAGTTATTGCGCGTTTTATCTTCAACATTAACAGCGAAAAGAGGACAAGGCAAGATTTTAATACCATCAATTTGATCTTCTCCTATCTTCTTATGGGGTGAATAAACTGTTTTAATACCAATACTTCTCCAAAAATCAATTAATTTTCTAAAATGAATATGCTGACAACAAGTAAAATTAGGCTTTGTTTGATTGTTCGCTATTACATTATAGACGTGGTCCAATGATATATTTTTATCAATTATAGTAGCCCATGGTAAACCAAGATAATCTGAATTATTTTTATTTTGTTCATAAAAAGTTTTTTCCGTAATGACCGGGTATTGCCAAAATAATTGATTCTTATCTACATTCTTCTTATTTGTTATTTTAACCCAGTCACTATTCATATAAAGACTAATTATATCTCTGCTTTCTCTTAGAGTATCCAACGTATATAAACCAAACCAACTCTTCAAATATTTTCCCGCCGAAATAGCAGATTTATTTGATGTTATCAAATAGTCAAGAATAAAAAAACTATAGGGAGTTTCGCCAACAAATGCCATATCGAATTCATTTAATTTTGACCCTAGCATTGATACATAATTATTTATAGTTGAAACAAAATCGTCTTCTTCAACGCGACCCGGTACATTTGCATATGTAAATGTGCAATTTTTAAATAGAGGTTTGCCATAAAAATTCACTTTCTTATCTATTTGTTTTTTAATTAAACCATGATGTTTTGATATTATAAGTATTTTTTTATCTTTTATATAATCACACCACAAATCCTTATTGATATAATGTCCAATATTTAAAATAGCATTATGTATAACAGTACGATTTGCCTTTCTGGCCATATCCATAAGCCCTCTATGGATTATAGGTCCGACGCTTGGTGCAATCTTGAATGGATTTTGTTGTTCTGAAAGTGAATAAAACTCAACATCTCCTGGACTATAATGAAATGATCCTATAGCTTTTTGAATCAAATTCATATATTTCACTGAAAATAACTGTATTTTTTGTATATTATCAAGGGCCAATCCTTCTAGGTTCAAAGCCTCAAGGCTCGATTGCATATTGTATATGTGCAATTTTTGGAGATGTTCATTTTTATCCTCACCAGCTTTATAAAATTCTTTAAATAAATGAACTATATTAGCTGCATGTATAGTTATAAATGGTAGAACAAATGATTTATTTGTAGTTGTTGCCATATTGATTATTTGAATAAATGAATTCATATCTCTGCCATTTGTAAAACTGGTTTCCTTACCACTATAAGTATCAAAATCAGTACCAGATCGTTTTGTCCAGTGATCCAATGGCCATTTCTCTGTATCCTGACGTGGATTTAAATAAGGAACAATAAACATATGCGGTCTAGGAATCGTAGGTTTCCCCATATAGTCTCTTATCTGCGTATTATGATTATGAAAGCATTTAAGTAAAAACGGATTATTTTTAACATTATATCCCAATAAATCAAAGAGAAATGCCACTTTATTATCACATCCACCAATGCCATATTTAATATTAAAAATTTTTCTTTTATTTTTAGGTATATTAAATTTGCTATGAAATATCCAAGCATCTTGACTATCGCTACGTGGACCAAAAAGCTTACATTTTAAAAGATTTTTATTCGTATATTCAAATCGTGACTGTGCATAAAGTACCTTTTCTTTATGAATACCGCTTGAATATATATTTGTCAGTGTATTATTGAAGAAAATATCAGCATTACAAGTTATAATATATCCTGTTAACTTCATTTTATCCACAAGTTCAAAAATATCACTAAATTTCAATCGTCTTTTAATGTCTACTTGAACTATCTTATCATTTTTTATACCCAATTCTTCATTTGTGAATATTCTTTCATTCGGTAAAATTATTTTTGATATATTATTGTTATGAACATTGAATTTTAAACATTGTTTAATCTCATTATGACGTTGTTTATTACCGTGAATAAAAAATTGGTATATAAGTATTATAGGCTGTTTTTGCTCTTTCTGTTTTATAGTACTCTGACTTCTTTTGTATGATAGCATTTAAAAATATATTATACGATACTTTTAAATGATTTAAAAGACCATTCCTCCATATCCATTCTTTTTGCCAAATGTACCCGATGTCCCCCTTTTACTTCCTTTAATATAAAAGGGTTTATTTAATCTGGGCATGGTTCTGGCATCAATTCGTCTGGCTCCGCTTACATATGGAGATTTCAAACTCTCGCCTGTTTGAAATGATGTTATGTTAACTTCGATAAAAAGATTATCTATTTTTTCAGGAGCGATTCCAATATCATATAGACTTCTAATTCCATCTTGTCCTTTATCCGCTCTTCCTTTATGCTCAATATGTGAATTAATTAAACGATCCCATCCGTGCCACAATCCTATGATATTATTATTATTTTTTTCAAGATGGACAAATTCTGGTCTGATCACCCTTTTTTTATATTGCTCAGCTCTTCTCATCAGCATGTTATCTTCCAAACCCCAAGTCCAAATATTTGGAAATCCGTTTATATGTTCAAAGTCCCACGCCTTAATTGCAAAAATACCACCCAATGCATGAGGATATCCGTAAAAATGATTGATAACGTTTCGTTGGGTTCTATATGAAAATTGTCCCTTATACCAAGGTATGTTATCTATATCATGAAAAACCAATATAATATCTTTATATTCATCGGGATACATTTTCTGAACGTAGATAAATCCTAAATTTTTCATTGCGCCTCGATTAAAGGGTCTTTTATCTCTCTGATGAACAAATAATACCTTACAATTCAAATCTTCTAATATATGTGGCATAATTTTCATAAAGGCGGATCGTTGTGGTTCTCTATCTCTATATGGCACGATAATTACTATTTCTGGCGTCTTATCTTTGACAACAATTTCAAGTTTTTCCATTTTGGGTTCCGGATTTACGGATTTTTTTAATAAATCACTTACTAAATCTTTAAGAGTTTCTATCTTTTTTTTTAATTCATTGATTTTTATTGTTGAATTGTCATTTTTATTATCAAAAAGATTTTTTTTAACCACTTCATCAATTATTTCATTTACATACTGTTCGGCAATATTGTTTGAAGTCATTTATAATATAACATATTAATTATAATATAAATAAACTAATCACTATATTTTATAAGAATCATAGATGGTATCAACTTTTCTTCATTATGAATTTTATTAAGTTTTTTATAACATTTATTAATAGTAACTTCGCTGATTTCGCTTATTTTATTGACAGATCTTTTGCTAATATTCAACTTGCATGTCTGGGCAACAAAATATATAATACCTGCAGCAACAGAATGTGGTGTATTTTCAGGTATCTTATTATTTTTCTGAATCCTACTAGCTACAAATAAACATACTTTTGTTAATTCTTTATTGATGCCCAATTTACTACAATAACGTTCAATGAATGATACAGGTGTTGTTTTATGGAAATGTGTTTTATCATTGTTTTCCATATTTTTTTCTATTTGATTTACTAAATGAACTGCATTTTTACACCCCTTTGTGGCGGATGTATTGTCTAAATTAAATATAGTTGCAATCTCCTTTGCCGTACGAGGATAATTATGAATTCTACTAGCAATATATATTGATGCAGCTATTACTCCATCACGATTGCATCCTCTAAATGTTTTCATCTCTGAAATTTTCTTGTGATATCGCAACGCTTCATCAATTATAATTTTTGGAATTCCTGATTGTTTTGATAATGTTGTAATTTTTTGAAACTCATCATATTGCGATTTTTCTTTGTATGGCATAGACTGCCATTCAGTATAACGCCTAATTTTTCTCATTTCATAACTTGAATTTCCAGGGCACATAACTTTACATCCATATGAGGACTCTTTAAGTAAAGGATTTATTGGCATGCCACAACGTGTCGGATCAGTTTGATGATTATCATCCGCTCCATAATATCTCCATTCTGCTGACTGATCTAAATTATCCTTATAAATAATTCCACATTTAGGATTTGTACATGTAAGGAATCTTTCCTCATATGCAACAGCAAAATTACATTGATCACAGTGGGTCCTACAACCCAATTGTTGTTTAGTATATAAGCATTCCATGGATTCTTCTTCCGATTTACCCATCATATTATCAAACTTACCCCATAAGTCTGATTTAGTTTTTTTCTGTTTCTTTTTTTGTGTTTGTTTAACTCTTTTAAAATTCGATTTCATGAAAGTTAATTTACATATCTAATGAGTTGTTTTTAATTCAATTTTATAATATATATATTTATCATATATGGGACTAGGACAATCAAAAGAAAAAAATAAATTTGATGGAGATTTAAAACCGGTTGATATGATAGATGTGATTGCAACAAAATATATTTTAACACAAAATTTTCAAGATATGAAAAAATTAGGACAAAAAGAGTATTGTGATAAATTGGTTATTTTAACATCGGATATTATAAAAAAATTTATGAATGAAAAAGAGATTGAATATTTAGCACAACGTGTTAATAGAGGAGATTATTATAATAGAATGGTTAAACAAAAAGTCATGTATCTTGATACAAATGAACTTAATCCCAAATCTAAAGAAAGATTTTCTAAGAAAGAATTGTCCGACTTTCAGAAAAAAGAAGATGATGTTCTTGGAAAACGTCTAGTTGAGGAATATCAGAGAAGACAACGTAGATCAAGAGATTATGATTATGGGTATGATGACATTATGAATGGCGGGCAGAAAGGTGGCAATGTATTCACTGATCTTTTATATGGTAGAGACGATAATAATAGAAGAGATGTTTATAGGAAAGATATGTATAGAAGGTCAATGCAAGCCTCTCCCAGAAAAAATTTTCAATCCAAAAATAAAAAAACAATATTAAATGAATTAGATGTAAGAAATAAAGATGAAAAAGAACGGATGTGTAAAGGCATTGCAAAATTCTATATATCTATAGCTCATCTTTATGCTGCTATTGTAAAGACAATAAATCCTGTATATGTTTATGAAGATGGGCGAGGCAAAAAACATGCATTATCTATACAAAATAGAGATAAAATACCAAGAGGAGTTACGCCAAAATTAACTGAAATTAATTTATGTTCTAAAAGGGTAAATGCTTTGAAACCAGTAGAAGTCGAGGGTAAAATAGGTATTAATATATCAAAAACATGTAATTTAAATAGTAAAAAACAAAAGATTACCATGGAGAATGAGTGGAGACCCTCCATGTGGCCAACCAGTGACAATGATCGTATTAGAGTTCTTACTAGATCATTAGGACAAGAACCCGGTATACCGGAATTACAACAACTATATTGGGATAAGTATGATTATATTAAGGGTAAATTTATAGAGGGTGTAATGGAATCGGCTGGTAATGCCATAACAGACTACCAAAAAGATTTGAAAGAATTTTATACTGTTTTTACTGGAAAAAAAGATTTCAATCAATGGAATGCAGATGGAAAAAAACAATTCACGGATATCCCATTAACCGCATATCATAATTCAAAATTATGCGAAGGTGATGATGCTGACTGGAAACAAACTTATAAAGGAAGTGGTGGATTATTTACTTCATATGCCAATCATATTAAAAAAATGATTAAAAGCGCACAGGGTACGCAAGATGAATTGATGGATATCCTTAAAGAGATATTTATAATACAAAAGGCTGATAATGACGAGAAAACAGAAATTGTTACATTAAATCCAAAACTTAACGACGAAAAATTAAATCAAATAATTGCCAAAACAAGAAAAATAATTGTAAAATTATATATTTCGTGTGAAAAAGATTTTAAAGATGGTTTAGACATATTTGAAGGTATATTGGGTGAACGAATTATTAAAAATGCCGTCGTTAAAAAAGATGCAATGAATGCGTTGCAGGATAAATTAATATCCCAGCCCGCTGATGCCGAAACGAGTAGACAAATTAAAAATGCTCTATTGGATTTATTTGAGTAATTATTTTTTTTTCTATATTAATTGTATAATGGGAAAAACACGCAAAGTCAGAGGAGGTAGACGCCGTAAAAGTCGCAGAGGTGGACGTATGCGCACTCGTGCTAGTTTAAAGCGTGCACGAATGAGTTACCGACGTAGAAGGAAGACTAGTCAATGCAGAGGAAAAGGTCCAGCTGTATGCCGATCAAAACCCGGATGCAAATATGCAACCGGAAGAAAACGTTCTTACTGCCGTAAATCCAAAGCTACACGCCGACGCAGGTAAACAATAAATAAATAGTTTAGTTAAATTACTTATTTATTAATCAATTCATCCTTCATTTCTATAGTAGTACTTATCTCTTTTTTAATAGAATCGCAGTTCTTCATACGAATTATCTCATTCTCTCCGCCCATAACCGAGTGAATCATGGAATGCCATTCCATTAACAGTTCGTCATCATTTAAATAGTTAGGATTTTGTTCTTCCCAAGCTTTGATATTTTTTATTTGCATGACAGCTATATTTTCAATTGAACTGTTGATTTTCTGATGCGATCTGTCCTTTTCCCACTTATTTTCATCTTTTACATAAAATTGCAACCGCTTCTTATCAGAACAATGAATTGGTCTTTGTGTTGGTTCCATATCTTGAAGCTGTTTTACAAATATATTACTTATTCCTTTTACAAAACCATGATTTTTAGTGTACATTAAATCTTCCAATGAAATAGTTAGATTTTCAACGAAATCGGTTATATTCATAGCATCCTTGCATTTTTCATTTAAATAAACATTGATAGATAATTTATTGTTGTAAGTGTTGCCTATTTTTGGTATTATATTTTTGAATGTTTCCATTTGTTCAAGATTTTTCTTATTGTCTTCTTTTTGCGTTTCAATAAAAGCTTTCATAGTCGTATTTAAATTAATTGCAGATTCATGCATTTGTTCGAATATCTTGGTTCGTAGCTCTGTAATTTCATTTCTTAGATCTTTATTTTCAACTTCCACTTTTTGTGTTTTCGATTTGCATTTTTTCTGATGCTTACACAGGCCAGATTTGTATTTATATTTTTTGCCACAAGACTCACATAAAAAAAGGGGTTTTTGGATAACATTTTTACTGTAATTTTGGATAACAGAATACCCCTTTTCTTCTATCATTTTCTTTGAATGTTTTATGGTAAGGACATGTCTATTATAATCTTTTTTATTGCTAGATATAAAGTTACAAGTTTTACAATTATATATTTTTCTAACTTTCTTTATTTTAACATTTTTTGGGGTTTTCATGTACTTATATATGGATAATAAAAAAAACCCCTTAAATATTTTTATTATCTTTTCATTGTCAATGTTTGTTTGTTGAAAAATTGATCTTAATTAAAATTGGTATATGGTTGTCAATATACTTATCATACTAACAGAATCATGAAATCTGCATCAAAGACTACTTCATATGAATCGGAACTTCGCGCTACATCAGATGAACAACATCGTATTAGAAAAATGATTCGAGGATCGACCGGTACGAAGAACCAAGATGCGATGGACGAAGTATTGGACAACGCTATTGGAGAAAATGCAACCGTAATTAACATTAAATTTACTAATAAAAAAATAAATTTTATATATAATAATGGAACTCCAATGAATCTCGATGATCGGCGACGTTTTATAAAACTTGATACAAGGTGCAAAAAGGTTATAGGAACTGTGACTCCTAAAAAGCGAAAAGGTATGCATGGTATTGGAGAAGCATTGAGTCGAGGACGTCTTGCAGGACAAGGTAAACAAATTACAACTACCAAAAATGAAGATAATATATGTCATCAAATAGTAATAGATCTTAAAGGATTGACCGCGGAGGATTACAATCAACCTGCTTGTTGGTCCATGGACCATGAAGACGAAAAAAAAAATCTTAGACCTAAATGGAAAAAAATCCAAGAAGTAACACGCCATGAACAATATAAAATAGGAGTAACAAAAGAATACCAAGGAGAACATCTTGAACAAAATTTCGAGTTAAATGACGTTATATTTCATATTGCAGATAAATATGCAAGAAATATTGAGCTTGGTTTAAAAATTACTATTGAATGGGAGGACAAAAAATACGAAGTT